TCATCATCAGTCGCAGTATCTGTCTGGACTGCCGACACAGTGTATTGCCGCACTCTCGGAGGAGTTTTCTCTTTGAGGTCTGCATACTGATCCACACTAACTTTCGTAATCTGCTCAGACGTTGTTATTGGTCCATACATATACGTTTTAGCTTGAACAGATAATGTGTATATGATAGCACGCCGAGTTGTAAAATCTCCATCATAAGTATCTTCATAAGCAGTTGCAGTCAAAACTATAGGAACATCTCTCTTGATATCTAAAGAATCTACAGACTTTAGAGTTACAGTATACTCTGGTTGAAAATATGGTAATATCTGTTCAATAATCTGTACACCATCGTCAGAGTTTTTAGCCATAATAAATAATTCAAAATTTACGTTATATGGAACAGGACTAAAAACACTTTCCATCTGAGTACCTTTAGTACCTTTTAATTTTCTAACTTTAGCTAGTTTATTAATTTTTCTCTCACCATCATACTCTATACCACTAAGTTCAAAACCTATACGGGGTAAAGATAATGCTGTAGTATTTGCTAAATCTGCATCATCTCGTAGACGTACAAGAAACTTCTGCTTTGGTCCATATGCCAAAGGGACTTTCAACGACTGTTGTTCTTTTCCAGATGCGTCCTTACGAATGATATGAATATCATTAAAAAGTGTACCGAAGGCAACTATAGTCCTTCGTAAAATATCATGTGAGTAAGTTCTACCAAACATTATTTAAATTCCTCCTAAACTTGAGGGCTCACCAAACGGATTCTTTTCCGTAAAGTCCAGAATCAAATCTGCCTCAGTCTCAATAAATTCGTTCTTAGCTTCTGCATCTATAGTATCTATAACGTATTCCTCACTTGTGACGTAATCACCAGTCTCCATAAGTAAGTTGCCATTATATGTATCTGTTTCTGAAACAAGATACCCAGACTCAGTTGCTGTTTCAAGGTCTACAAAACCAAGAGCATCTTCCAGACCCATGTATTCATTAAGGATACCAGGTTGTTCCAAAGTAACCTGATAGAATAGTGCATCAAGACTTGCATCTGTTTCTATCGCATCTATTACTGTAACACCTGTATCAAGTGCTTCATGCGAGTATTCAAATGTAGAGCAAGATAGTTTATATACAGGAAGGTTATCTACCTGGAAAAATGGATCATCATGGTCTACAAAATCTATTTGAAATATCTTTTGAATTCTTGGAAAATATATTAAGTCACCTTCATTAGGTCGAGATGATACAATAATATTTGGATCAGCACTAACAGTGTTTTCCCATATTCTTCGAGAAACAACAAAGTTTACTTCATCCCGTATTTCTAATCCAAATTTTGATATGAGTTCTTTATCTCCACCATAACCTTCAACTTCTTCCATATACATTTCTATCATATAAGCATCATTAAATTGAGATAAAACATCTTCGCCAAATAACTTATCTTCTTTAACTAGTGTTCTAGGCATATAATAAACATCGTGCCCGAATACCTTTAACTGCTCTATGATTAAATCTTCATAAAGATTTTGTTCCCCGAAAGTTCCTTTGTCGAAATAGACTGACGTTGGCATGGGTTATCCTACAGCAAAGTCTATAGGCATCTCGTAAGTCAATCTCATCTCATCTTCTAATCTTTGTATTTCTTCTTGAGCTTGATTGTATATCAATTCGCCATTCATTGTAACGCCACCCAACATCTGAACTCCATTAAACTTAATAAGGTTTGCACCCCACTGTCGTTTTATGAGTTGTGTTGCATATTTCTTCAAAAAGAAATCATTATATACATCTGTCCAAATTGTGGGATCTAGTTTACGATAACATTCTATTACAAAATAAGAATCCACATCCATATCGTTAGCCCAGTCCATATCTATATACAATCTGTTTTGATGTACATTATATCTAATAGGTTTTTCACCCACAAGAATATGATCCAAAAAATCTAAATGCTGCATTGTCATTTCATAATGCACTATTGATGTAGAAGAAAAATCATATAAGTCATTCAATCGTAACTGATATCTAACATCAAACATATTCATACTAGCGTTATCGCTAAAGGGAAATACATTTAATACAGATGTTACTGAATCAGGTATAGGAATATAACCTTGATTTTGTTTCCAAGTACTTGCTATTTTTAGAGTTACAGCTGAATTGTCAAGATGAGCTCTTACCAACGCAGCAGTTGTCAAAACATTACCAGTAACGGCCGTGTATGCTACATCTTCAGCAGCATTAGTTCCATCAGTAGCAATAGTGATAGTACCTGTCGCCGGAAATGATGTGGCACTCGTAAGCGTAACGCTAGTCCCAGACACCGACAACGCACCGTCGGTAGTTGTCGTTGGTATGTATGTGGCCGTAGTTGCCCCATCAGAAGCCGTAGTTTCGATGTCAGCAGCCACGCTCGCTCTATTGACATCATCAGTAGTCAATTGATGTTTTAGGTACATTCTCTCCACTCCATCAAAATGGAACTCGGAGAAATATTGTAAGGCTTCATCTAAACGGTCATCTACTTGGTCGTCATCAACATTTACTTCAATGACAGGTTTTCCAAGTTTTCGTAAACAGTATTCTTTTAGTGTCGCCTTTGTATTTGGTGAAGCCATATATTATCCCAATGCTATTGCTAAGGCCATCGCTTTCGCAGTGACTTCAGCCGCAGTTTGTCCAGACACTCTAACTATATTATTACTATCATCTCGCATATAAATTTTTGTGTCAGCTGTATTTACAGCCAACTCACCTGCCACGAGGTCACTTGTAGTGGGGACAGTCGCCGCACTATGAGACCTTTTAGGTAATATAGATACAGCCACTTAGAAACTTCCGCCATCCAACGATGTTGCCCAAGCGATAGTATCACTTGAAGCTGTATAGAAAGCCACACCATCTGCTGACCCGCCACCGTCAAGTGCCGTTAGTGTATTTACCGAGTTAGCAACGAGTAATGAACCCTTTGCTACTGCCGACAGACCTGTACCACCACTTCCAGTTGGAATGGCTGTAGTTGCGGATACTGTCGTAAATGCTCCAGCCGCTGGAGTTGCACCACCGATTGCTGTAGCATCAATAGTACCAGCATTGATGTCTGCTGTAGTTGCTACCAGAGATGCAGCCGTTGTAACACCTGCCGCACTAACACCCAGTTTATCTGTACCGTCACTCTGCTCTACTGTCAACAGATTAGCTGATTGCGAACCAACACCCTTGACGTTTAGAGTTATCTCACTAGTGGTATCACCAACAATTGCTAAACCTGCATTGACAGTCAATAAATCATTTACAACTATTGTATCACTAATCAGTGCGGTAAACGTACCTGCGGCAGCACTTGAGCCACCGATAACTGAACTGTTTACTGTACCGCCAGCAATTGTTAAATCGTTATCAACATTAGCATCTGCTATAGATGTACCTGTCCATACACCAGTTGTAATAGTTCCTAGAGTTGTAATGCTATTCTGTCCAACCCAGTTACTCTTGACCCGTAGTGCATCGGATGATACTTCAATAGAACTATCATCTACGGCAACGTCCATTTGATTGCCAGTTTTAGTTAAAGCAGCACCTGCTGTAATCTGTCCTTGATAGCAGTAGAACCAAACGTAATGGCCGTATCAGCAGTCATTACATAACCGTTATCGGCGTTTGCTGTTCCTTTCTCTACGAATGTAAATGCTCCAGGATTGAATTCTACAGCAGTGTCTGTATCTGTTGATCTTGTAAGAACAAATGCTGAGCCTGCTGCGCCTGTTGCCGATACTGTATAGATACCATTCTGCAATCCTGCCGCCTGGTTCTTAACAAGTATTCTATCTGCTGCAACTACTGCAACACCATCAACACTCAACGCACCATTCGCATCAGCTGTAAGTGTAGCACCTACACCAGATGAACCGTTGGCATATGTTACTGCTGCCAAAGCCGCTGTTGTGCCTAATACACAAGACTTCTTAACATCTAGTCCAGAAGCAGTTGCATCAACATACGATTTAGTTGCTGCATCTTGTGCAGCCGTAGGATCTGTTACGTTAATAATCTTTGATGTATCTGCATCAATATCACCACTACCGTGTGGAGATAATATTAAATCTCCGTTTGTATTCGTAGTCGAAATTGTATTGCTATTGATATCAATGTTATCAATAATCATCTGCGAGACTTTACTGTTTGCGTCTGCAATGATTGCTGAGGAAGCTGTTAGGGAACCGTGCGCATGATCCATTAGGTCAGTAAAATACTTACCGCCTACTACATCAATATGATCCGCATCGCCCCCTGATTCTGTACCAGCCCCTACAAATAGTCTGTAGCCACCGTTGGCCTGACTACCTGTATCTTGAGTATAAGCAAGTTCACCATTACCCAAAGCAGTCGGCGCAGTACTTCCAGTACTTTTCTTAATTTTAATTACTGTTGCCATTTTTATTTTTTCCTAAAAATTTCCACCACTTACTGTAATGGTACCTGAGTCTGCCGCTAAATCATTTTTGGCGACCCATTTGGATGTTGAACTTTTATATACTAAAACAGAACCATCAGCCGCTGCATCAGCGTTTACATCATTCATATTATTTAGAAAGGTTGCAGCGGCACCTGATGTACCCTGTATACCTTGAATACCCTGTGGTCCTGCAATAGTAGTTTGAACTACTCTAGTATTTCCACCGTCTGCTATTGTTGCTGTGATTGCCATTTACCTTGAAACTCCTGGTCGTATTGTAGCTGTACCTTCTACTACTCTTGTTTTATTTGCTGCAGCATCTGTGATAACTAAATCCCAAACATATCGTCCTTGGTCCAATGCAGCTGTTACTGTGTCGGTTAAAGATAACTCTATAACTCCATCAGTCGCAGCAGTTATGGTTGAAGTAAATGCTGTTGCGGTAGAAG